AAAAAGATACGGATTGAATAACTACATAAACTTAGTATTTCGCAAAAACTTTTCTGCTCAGGTATTAAAAGCAAATATGAAAATTGTAGGCAATTGTGAATATGGCTTGGTGCTTTATAGAGATAGATTGCCAAAGTTTAGAAACAAAGGCAAAATGATTTTTAATTGCATTGATTGGCCTCGAGATAATGAAAGCGAAAAAATACATCCAACACAAAAGCCTGTTGAATTATTAAAGACTTTGATTGAAATTTTTACAGATGAAGGCGATGTTGTTATTGACCCTTGTGCAGGAAGTGGAAGCACAATTATTGCAGCCAAAAGATTAAAAAGAAAAGGTTTTGGATTCGAGATTAAAAAAGAGTTTTGGACTAAAGCAAATCTATGGATTGAAGAAGAGGAATTAGCAAGAAAAGAAATTATAGAGTATGGATTTGCTAAGAGCAAAATAGAAAAAGAAGGGCCAACACTTTGGAGTTAATTAAGTTTGCAGATTAAAAAAATAATCCGTAACATTGCAAAACCGTTCTTAAAATTTACAATTAATAGTTGTGGCCATACAACTTAACAAAATAAAGGTGGAAACACCGATATAAGCGAACCCTCGTATTTCAAATGGCCTTGAGATACTGAGGGTTTTTGCTTTTAATACATTATGGAAAATATTAAATTTTCAATAACAGAAGATTCAAGTATTAAACTTGATTTAAAATTAGAAAGTGGTAAAATAATTACTATTACTCACATTGCTGAACACGAACCTTTATCAATTAGTGATTTAGAAGATGCAAATGCAAAACTTTCAACTGCAATTAAAACATTAAGGTCAATTTTAAAATAAATTATTATGAAGAAATCATTTTTACTACATAAAGATTCACTTTGCATTTTAGATAAAATGTCAAATGAACAAGCTGGAATATTTATTAAAGCAATTTATTTTTATCAAATTAATGGAGAGTTACCTCCATTAGATTTTGCTTTAGAAATGGCAATTACTCCATTTATAAACCAATTTGTTAGAGATATGGAATTATACAAAAAAACATCAGAAGTAAGAGCAGAAGCGGGAAGCAAAGGAGGTAAGCAAAAGGTAGCAAAACAAGCAATTGCTACCAAAAGCAAACAAAAGGTAGCAAAGGTAGCAGATAATGATAGTGATAGTGATAGTGATAGTGATAGTGTTAATGATAATGAAAGTAAAAATATAAATATTTATAAATCTTTTCTGCATCTATCAATATCAAATGAAGAAGTACATAAACTAAATTTAGCAGGTTACACCAAACAACAGATTGACGATGTATTAGAATCAATTGAAAACTACAAAAAGAATACAACCTATGTTAGTCTATATTTGACTGCAAAGAAATGGCTGAACAAAGAAAGAATTGAAAATCCACCTCCAACAGAAGTTAAACGCCCAATGGTATATTAATTATGACAATAGCAGTAATAGAAAAGGAATCAAAGCGTGAATATCTAATTGATATTTCCAAAGGTGGCGAAAATAAACAGACTTGCCCAGCTTGTTCTCACGAACGTAAAAAGTCAAAAGATAAATGCTTTAGCTACAATGCAACAAAGGAAGTAGGAAGTTGCTCTCATTGTGGTAAGGCTTTTTACAAGAAGTTAGAGAAATTAGAAAATAACTACCAAAGGATTGAATATAAACGACCGATTTGGAAAAACGAAACAACACTATCCGAAAAGTTAGTTAAGTGGTTTGAAACAAGGAAGATTAGCCAAAAAACACTTTTAAAGGCAAAGATTACAGAGGGATTAGAATGGATGCCACAAACAAACGGAAACATTAACACCGTACAATTTAACTACTTTAGAGATGGTGAATTGATAAACGTAAAATATCGCACTGGCAACAAACAATTCAAATTGGCAAAAGATGCTGAGTTGATTTTTTATAATCTTGATGCAGTAAAAGACCAAAAAGAAATAATAATTGTTGAGGGTGAAATTGATTGCCTAACATTAATTGAATGTGGGATTGAAAATGTTATTAGCGTTCCAAATGGTGCTACAATAGGCAGAAACAATCTTACTTATTTAGACAATTGCATAGACCTATTTGATGAAGATACAAGGTTTATATTGGCGTTAGATAACGACCAAGCCGGGAATAGTTTAAGAGATGAATTTGCCAGAAGATTAGGAGTTGAAAACTGCTCAAAGGTAGCGTTCAAAGATTGCAAAGATGCAAATGAATGTTTAGCCAAGTATGGAATGGATGGAGTATTGGAAAGCATAAATAACAAAATTGAATATCCTTTAGTCGGCATATTTACCTCCACAGACTTAAACGAAGAGATAGATAATTATTACAACAACGGATTGCCACAGGGCGAAACAATAGGCTTAGAAACATTTGATGAAAACCTTAAATTTCATTTAGGATACATCACAACAATTACAGGCATCCCAAATCACGGTAAATCTGAAGTATTAGATTTTATTTGTGCATCTTTAAACATTCGTGCGGGGTGGAAGTTTGGTTTATTCAGTCCTGAAAACTATCCTTTAGAACTTCACTTTAGCAAGTTTGCTGAGAAATTAATAGGAAAAGCATTTGATGGAAACTACAAAATGAATAAAATGGAATTGGAATTGGCCAAAGATTACTTTTCAAAAAACTTCTTTTTCATAAAACCCGAAAATGATTTTAAACTTGAGGATATTTTGCGGATGGTAAAAAGTTTAATTAGAAAATACGGAGTAAATGCCTTTGTAATTGATGCTTGGAATAAACTTGAACACAATGAAGATTCAACACACTATGTTTCAAAACAATTGGATATATTGGCAACATTTTGTGAAAGAAATATGGTGCATTGTTTTCTTGTAGCCCACCCAACAAAGATTATGAAAGATAAAAAAACGGGATTATTTGAAGTGCCAAACCTTTACAACATAAATGGCTCTGCAAACTTCTTCAATAAAACTCACAACGGATTAACCGTATATCGCAACTATGATTCCAAGAAAACAGAAATATACATTCAAAAAGTAAAATTCAAACACTGGGGACAGTCAGGCACAATGTGTTCTTTAGGTTGGCATTTTATCAATGGCCGCTATTATACATTTATCCCCGACAATACCAATTGGATATTAGGCGAAAAGAAACAAGTAGAAGCATTTGAACTACCACCAACCCCAATAAAGCCCAACGGAGCATTTGACACACCAATAAACAAAAAAGATAATTGGGACTTTATCCCAAAGAATGAATTTTCAGATATTGGCAACGATGCCTTTTAACAAACTGACAAACAAATAAAAAAAGTAAGGTTATAAACTGACAAAAAAAACTTTTAAAATTTGACAATTAAATAATTTGTATATTTGCAGTATGGCAAAACAATCAACTAAAATATCAGATTTAATTGCTGATGATAAAAACTTCAACAAAGGATCAGAATTTGGAAACTCACTAATTGAGAAATCCTTCCGCAAATTCGGTGCAGGTCGTTCAATCCTAATCGACAAAAACAACCGAATAATTGCAGGAAATAAGTCAGTTGAAAATGCAATGGCAATAGGTATGGAAGATGTGCAAATTATAGAAAGTGATGGCACTAAGATAATTGCAGTAAAACGAACGGATATTGATTTGGATAGTGAGCAAGGCAGAGAGATGGCACTTGCCGATAATGCCTCTGCAAAGGCTAACATCGTGTTTGATGCTGAGTTGATTGAGGCGGAGTTGGGGGAGGCGGTTTGTGTTGAGTGGGGAATTGAACTTGCCAAAGAAGAACCCGAAGCGGAAGAAGATGATTTTGCAGTTCCTGAAGGTGGAATTGAAACCGATATTGTATTAGGGGATTTATTTGAGATAGGCGAACATAGATTGCTTTGTGGGGATAGTACGGATAGCGACCAAGTGGCAAAGCTAATGAACGGACAAAAGGCAGATATAACATTTAGTTCTCCACCTTATAATGTTGGAAAAACACCAAATGGAAATGAGCAAAAATATTTAAATGATAATGATAATAAAACAAGTAATGAGTATGTTGAATTATTAGATAATTATTCTAAAAATGCTTTATTATTTAGTGATTATCTTTTTTCTAATATTCAAAGTTTATCAGGAAATAAAATTGCTTTAATTGAACATTTATACAATTTGAGAAGTATTTATGCAGATGTTATGATATGGGATAAACAAACTGCTGAACCAGCAATGGCAAGAAAAGTATTAAATTCAAGGTTTGAATATGTTTATATTTTTTCAAATGAAGCTAAAAGAACTATTGGTAAAAGAGATTTTAGGGGTACTATTGATAATATATTTTCATTAAATTCAAGGCAAGGAAAAGAATATGCTAAAATACACAAAGCAACATTTCCCATTCAATTACCAAGTTTATTCATAGAGAATTTTACAGAATCATCAGTTATAGATTTATTTTGTGGCACAGGTACAACAATGGTAGCATCACACCAACTTAAACGCAAATGTTACGGCATGGAACTTGACCCAAAATATTGCCAAGTAATAATTGACAGAATGTTTAAACTCGACCCAACATTAAAAATAAAACGTAACGGACAGCCTTATGAAGTTACCATTAAAGCATAGTGAGTTTATAAGACTTGTAGCAAATGGCGAAACTCAATCCAATGCTTACAAGTTAAGTATCGGTAAGAAAGGGGTAAGTAAGCAGGTAAGTGAGGTTAAGGGCAGTCAATTAGCCAAGAAATACGCTAATTTAATCGCTGAGCAAAGAGATAATCTAAAAAAGGTAGTAGAGGAAGCCCAAAAGGATAAAGTCGCTGAAATCGCACAAATGAACATTTTAACTTCTGCTCAAAGGATGGAAATTTTATCCAACATTGCACAGGGTAAGTTGAAAGTAAAAAAACCCTTTGTTATTGGTGGCAAAGTTTTAGAATATCCTTCCGAGCCTG